TTCTCCATGTCGGAAACTTGCCCAAGTGCCCCGCCAGTAGGTGAATTTTCTCGCATGTTTTGGAGCTTGTCAAAACCGATATTGGCCTTAATCGTTGCAAGGGTCTCTTGGAGGTTTTTCTGTGGTGTCCCTGGGATAGAAGCCATCCACGAGCCAACACCAGCGGTGAATGGTCCTATTTCTGCAAGTGCATCATTTATTTTTGAATCAACCAAATCCCATTGCCGATTGAGTGATGCAAGTGACTCTCGTACTTTTGGGAAAGATTGGATCTTTTTAACTTCAGACTCTGCTGTTTTCTCCGCTGTTTTTACCGCTGCAACGTTTTCGGGTAGTTTCTCAGGTGCAATGGTTTTCTGTATTTCAGCATTTATCTGACCTGGCACAACTTGAGAGGTTTGTATTATTTGTCCGCCAATGTCTTTGTATGCATTAGCTCTTTTCATGGTTAAGAATCTTTCCTGGTCTTGCTGAGGTAGGTTGTTATAAAAATTCCACTCCTGTACAGTCATCGGCAAACTTGACGACTCTGGTTTGTCCTTAAATCCAGGTATGTCTTGTGCTCCACCATACCCTGGTTGCGTAGGTACATATTGGCCGTTTTGGATTGTGTATCTAACCTCGTTTGATTTATCGACATAACCAGGAATTTTCTGAGCAGATGCAGTGCCGTCAGGGGAGATAGTTACTAACTGGCCCTCTGATACCTGAGTTTTTGGCTCTTTTATTCTTCCTGCCTTAACCCATAGGCTTTTTGCCACAGCCGGAGTATAGCTATTGACAAACATCTCTGCGCCCTTTGTTATCTCTTCGGCTGGTATTCCCAACTGACTAGCATATTTTCCAACTTGATCGGTAATCTGGAATTTCTTTTGATCAAAGTCAGGATCATCGGGGGAAAGATTCATTAAAAGGGTGTTGGTATAATCAGATATCTCTTTTCTGGCTTTCGATGTGTTGTCCATGCTCCTATCAACAAGAGCATTTTGCCTATCGGTTGTCTCGTTAGCCAGTTTGTTTTGCAAAATCTGCGAGGCCATAGCGTTCTGTTGCTTTCTTTCCTGGTCTCGCTCACCTTGCCGTTTCAGCGCAAAGTAGTTCTGAACAGGAGTTGCTAAGTTTAATGTTTTAAGTTCCGGAAGTGCCATTGTGTTCCTCGGTTACATTGTGAATTTATATGGCTGAACGTTCGTTGTATAATTTGGAGTCGTCCCGGCTGGTGGCGTCTGTTGGCTCTGGTTGCCATAATATAAAGCCAGTGCGTTAGCCCCAGAGTTGATTGCTCCCGTTGTTGCATTGGCTTGGTTGATATAGCCGGTTGCTCTAGCATTTCCTGCAGCTACTTGATTGTTTGCCACGTTTGAGGCAACATTAGTTCCAACGTTTCCTAGATTTGTCGCGGTGCTTTGCCCCACCTGGGCAAGTGACTGGGTGGGATTGAGTTGTGTCTGAATCCATTCGTTAAGCCAATTGGTTCTGTTTTTGTTCATGTTATTTACGGCATTTGCTTGAAGATCCTTGGCCGCACCACCCGAAGCATACTGACCCCTTGATGCTAGAAAAGCGTTTGTTGCTTTGTTCTCTTCAGCAAGTCCCTGTTGGTAATAATCGCTTTTGGCAAAATCTCCAGGACCATTATCAACAATAGTCTGTAGTTTAGTTAAAGCATCAGATCCAGCTGTTAACCAAGGCAACTGATCTTCCCGTGTCTGCTGATACATTGCCCATTGGGTAGCCTGAGCTGAATCTGTTGCATGTTCTTGAGCCTTTGCCGCCTTACTTGCGGCGCTTGATGCTGCAACTGCCCCAACCGCTGCTGCCCCTATTACTGCGACTGCATACCACATTATTAGCCTCCTATCCTAAATCCATCTTTCCATCCCATACTTATACCCTCTGCGACTATTTGAGCAATCGGAACAGGATAACATCTTCCATCTTGACCGAGCATATGCACCGGCCTTGATGCCAGGTGATAGTCAATATTATGAACTGTTGGGGCGCTCATCAAAGAAACGTCTCTGCACTCCCTCGTCCTTAAATACATTCCATATGGTGTTGATTGTTCGATATCGCCACATTGTACAGGGGTATAGTCTGCGAACTTTTTCAAGAAAGCGTCGTGCAGGTCTGATTGAAATAATGTTTTTTCTGAAACGTTTTTCCAATTATGGAAAAGGGTTCTTATCCTCAACATGCTGTAAAGGTGTTTTGTATTGTCGTAGAAGTCTCGTATGTATCCAAGTTCTTCAAGCGACTGTATTGAAAACATTACGCAACTGGCCCTTAATCCTGCTTTGCTGATGTTTTCAAGAGCCTGTAATTTAAGCTTAAGGATCTCTTTTGAGTAGTTTTTTGGATGTTGAAAACTCATTGCGAATTTATAATTGTTTCTTTCGTCTACCCAAACTTCATTGAGAGTCTTTTGAAAGAATCCTTCATCGGCCAAATTAATCATATTGGTTATCGTAGAAGGGTTCCAACCACGGATGAATGCTTGTCTAGTAAACTCGTGATAGTCTTTTCTCTCGGTTGGCTCTCCACCCGAGAGCATTAAAGAAAATCCTTTATATGGTTCGTGCAAAAGGCAGTCAAAATATTGCTGATCGTGTATCTTTTCTCCGCCATAATAGCACCATGTGCAGTTCATGTTACATTTATTATGGATATGAATTATTATTGAATTATTCCTGCCAACGGTTCCGTACTGATAAAAATTAGACCAGTGTTTGAAGCTTGGTTCGCACATTGATTCAAATTTTCCGTGGACGTCGCACTCTTTTTTCATCCACGCCTGGCCGTCTTTCTCATAAACATAGGCTGGTATTTTTCTATAACATGTGGGGCATAGAGAAATTGTTTCAATCATTTTTTTTTCTTCTTTTTAGAAAACTTTTTGTAAACTGGATCCTGCACGTTTATCTTAAGCCACCCTATCAAATAACACATCAACTCTTCAGTATCGGCACAAAGCGGTATGTTGACGCATTCCATTATTGACACTGCGGTGTGAGCCAATTCATGGGCAACAACACTTGCTTTTTCCAAGTCATTAACCCAGACAAAAATATCTCCTTCGTAGATCCTTACACCGCCTTGCGAATCATGCGAAAATTCTATTTTAGAGTCTTTTGATTTAAGAAGAAAACATTCTTTTTCTGCTCTTTCTCTTGAACAGTTCCCTATAAAAAATACTGATCTGTTGAAAATTGGAACTTCAACTAAATTGGTTATTGGTTTCATCAATGATCACCATAAGAGGCGTGCAGATAAACACCGACAACTTCAAGCTTAACGTTGTCCGTCACCGTAAATCTATAAACCCTGTTCTTACTCATACCCAGGCACGACCATCTCGCCCTGTTTTTGTACTCTCCGATTCTGCCTATCGATGACCACAGCTCTGCGCTCCACGTCTTAGCGTTATCATCTGAGTATTCCATAATAACTCGTGGATCTTCAGCCGGGCCAGCGCCCATTTCAACCTCAAGTTCCAATTCATCATGAAACATTGTCCTGCGCAACTCTCTGTCGAATACGGCTGCTGTTGTCCATATCCTTGGCCGAGGTTCAAGGTTGTCTGTATGGGTGTCGTCATCTAAGGTGTAAATGTATCCGTTGTTGAAATCTCCGATGTAGACAGTTTTTCCGTCTTGGTAAGAAGAAAATCCTCTCCATTTATTTATTCCATTGACAGGATAACTTGCCAGTTCACACCAAATATCTCTTTGTGACTTGGAAGATGAAGTTATATCGTAGGCGAATGTTCTGTTATCTGTTGGGAAATTCAGCACGTAGAAGGCGTGTCCTTGCCAAATAAAGCCCATCCCTATTGCATCGTCGATCCTGGACATCCTCGATATTTGATATGTGATTGCGTCAGTCGACACGATCCTTGGAGAGTATGATTCGATTATCCGAACCTGTATGGAGTCATCGAGCCACACAACCACGTTGGATATTTTGGCAGGCGAGGAAGCGGCACCGATACCTATTTCAAAAATAGCACCTTCCAGGCGTTGCAAAACGGCGTCTGATATTCCGCTGTCTTTGTAAATCTCTACCGTTTTTTCTCCGAACCCTATCACCTCCTGATGGTCTACTATCACAGATAATAGATTATCAGGTGCCGACTCGGCAGTAACGAATGCTGTCCCATCCCAGACAAGAAAATCGTTTAACTCACTGTTGCGTAACGTTCCGCTGTTGGGATCTATGGTTATGGCATATTGGTCTAAAAATCCAAAGGCAACAGATCCGGGGAAGTCAACATCTGTTATTGCCGCGAAGGTTCCAATATTCCAGTTGTAGACATATCCTGTATCACCGGCTACTATCATTATCTGATAATTGGCATTCTGCCCCATCCAGGCTTTTCCGGTAGATGACGAGATGCTTCCGATTAGATTTGAATCTCTATAAACGTTGTTACCTACGACAGAATATAAAGAAGAATTTACAACCAGCAGTCCCCTGACCTCTCCCTCTGTGCCTGGTTTAAGAAATCTTTTCAGTCCCGGAAATTCCGACAGGGTGAGAGGACTTTTCGAGTCTTCAGGGTTGACGCGAGGATACACGTTAATATTCACTCCGGCATTTATGGCCTTTGATCTTCCTTCGGAGTATCCAAGCGAAATTGGTATCATGTCATTCTAATATAAAAGGAAAAGTGTACGGAAATCCGCTGCCACTGTCAAACGATGGTTTCCAGGCGGACCCGCCCCCATAAAGAGGGTTAGTGCTATCAAGTGGCTTTATCTGGTTAGCAAAATTGTTTGTTGCCAACTGGTCATATGCACTTTGGGCTATTGCTATAACCTCTTGCCTTAATTGTTTTCCTATTCCTGGTCCCATAAAGACAGCAAGACCGTAAACTATCGCCGCAAGGTACCCCGGTGGAAGACTTATCGTGTCGTTTAGGTTGTATTGAGGTAATGGTTTTAGAGATATTAAATTGAATGTGTATTCTTCTTTAGGCACTCGAACAAATCTCAGCGTTCCCAGAGGGAAGGATTGCTCGTAGTACACAGCCGAAGGAGTCCCTGTTATAGTTTTGTCTGGTATTTTGTCGTAAAGGTCTCTAAAAATTACTCTTACCGGATAATTTGTATTTGAAATTGTCACAAATGAATCGAAAATCTTCATGGGCCTTGGCGTATCAAAATCACCGCCTGACCCTATTGAATACTCGCCAACGCCCGCTGATAACGTCAGTTCCTCCCTGGTGTTAAGATAAATTCCCTGCGTAGAGCTTGACCACATATCAAGCATCATGTTCAGCGACGAAAGAGCCTCTGAATATAAATAAGCCTGTGGGGTCTGCCCTTGTCCGACAGCCCCACACAGCCATAACGATTTTTTTAATGCGTCTTTAACCGTTGACATTTGACCACTGGCCTATTCCGTTGATTGTCCAGAATCTAAGATTTTCTTCGTTCCACCCTTCGGGCACTTCTTCACCTGCCAGAAAAATACGCGGGTTTATCGTTTTATGGTATAGCCAGCCGGTCCGCTCTTTTTTTGAGATAGTTTTAATTTCAGCGGCAGATTCAATCAAGGTTTTTTCTGATATCTTTTTGATTAGGGTTTTTTCCCTCATTAGGTGATATCCCTTGACCCCTAGCTCTTTGGCTTGGTTTCGCAACTCTATAAGGTCCATATCTTCCTCATAGGCTGGTGGACTATCCACCAGCCTTGCTAAATGATTAGGAACCCTGAGCGGTTGTTATGCCGTCCTGCACAGCACACATGCCTGAAACAAACCAGTTGGTGCCGTCAGAAATCAGATCAACGTAGTCGCCCTTGATTGCTGCTCCATCGACAAAGGTAATGGTATCAGCGTCTGCTGCTGTTACAACAGACCCGGCAGCGTCTTCGGAAGATGCTACTTGACCTTCGATGATGTTGGCAGAGGAGGCTGTGACTACAGTATAACTAGCAGATGCCGGGGCGGCACGAACAACCACCTTGAAACGACATCCGGCTACAGGGGCTGGAAGAGTAGTGACAAATTCTGTTGCTGAATTAAGCACCAGGGTTTTGCCGCAATCGGCGGTAGTCAATACGTCGGTGGTCGTCGTAACCTCTACCGGGGAGTACGAACCAACACCACCTGTAAGGGCTACTGTCCCTGTTTGGTTGGGAACAGTTACGGTTGCGTCTGCTATAGGATCGGTGACGGCGAGCGTAGTCTCGTATGCGTCAGCGGTTGCACCTTCAAAAACCACACTTGCACCATAACTAACAGTACCGATATTGAGCGTTCCTGCTTCGTGGTCTTCAACTGCATAAGGAGATTCAAAGGCTACCTGCCAGCCGGAGGGGGAACTTTCCAGAACCATGTATCCATTCTGGTTGATCAGCTTTCTGGCAGACTCTCCGCCGATAAGATCGCCTGTTGCCGGGGCTACAGTCACAACTCCGGTTGTCGCATCTGTTTTGATGATCTTCAGGCCCATGGAACCGCCGGTAAGAGATGAAATAGCCGGAAGGGTAATGGTGAATCCCGCACTGGTTGCGTCGGCGTTAATCAGTGCCCCTGCGTCCGAAGTGGTTACCGTGTAGGTGGTGGTTTTGGCCAGGGTTTTGGTGTGGTTGAAATCAACACCGTTAATCGGTCCGAGCCGGTTTGTTGCAGCTAAACACGGACCGGCAAGAAACATGGCCAGTGCGATTGCTGCAAATATCTGTTTAATATTCTTCATTTTTGCTACCTCGTTTTTTGTTGTCAAATGGGACACAGAACGCGCTTTCTCCACACCTCCAATGGAAGACGATGCGAGAAAGCGCGAAGTTGTAGGGTGAAGGTTCATAAGTAGTTGATATTGTTATATTTTTACCCCAAAAGACGGCACCCTGTTTCTGGATAAAGCTCCCGGCCACCAAAAAGGATATCAAGCCTTGCCTTTTCCGATCTGGTGTCAATGTCGTAATCGGCGGAGAGCATCATCGACAGTCCCTTATAGGTCACAGTCTCGGCAATAACCGCAGATCGTGGTGCCTTGAAAGGCATGGTAGCCATGACGATGGTATCTTTGGTGATCACCATGTTGGCAACGTGAGACGCTTTGACAGTTACCAATGCTCCGTCAACGGGGAGCGCTGAAACATTCTGGTATGCACCGGATGAAATCGGCTCAGGGGAAATCGTAACGGTCATTGCGTTCCCCGCTTCTGCGCCTGCCGTCTCGACGTTAAACTGCATAAGCCTGTCGCTCGATACGGTTCTTTTGTTCACCGGGTTTACTGCATACACACCGGCAATGGTGATTGTATCACCGACCGTCAGGCTGTCGCTTGCGTCAAGAGCCTTGAGAACCAAGGTTGTTCCGGTTGTTCCGGTTGAATTTACCGCTGCGGTTGCTCCGAGCACTCCGGACGTGTGTTTCCTGATATTGTTGGATTTATACAGGTCAAAATCCATCAAATATCCGAGTCGTCCAGTCTTTACTGCTTCCTGGGCTTCCCTAACGAACAAGCTTGAAAGAGCGGTTGGGATGTATCCGGCAGCTTTGGGGTTGAGAATCATGCATTTTCTTGTCGCATCGGGCACACCGTTCTCGGTCATGATAACCGACGCGTCAGCGATAAGCTGTTGGGTCTGTGCTGCTGTTCCAGAGCCAGGAGTGGTCCCTGCTGTTCCTGCGGTCTGGTTGAGTTTAGCGCCAAGTCCGGCCACGTAATCATCAAAAGCATCGGCCAGGGTAAGAATTGCAGGACGAATGTACTTGCTTGAAACAGAGGTAATGTCGGCCTCGGTATTGAGAGTTGCATCAAAAACCGACATATCAAGACCGACATGCATATCCTGATCGAGGGTTACGGTTTTTGTTTGTTCGGTGATCGATTGACCCTGGTAGTTGGGGCCGGTTTTTGCCAGATACCTGATCGGCATCGGCACGTCAACAGTAGGCCCGATTGCCCCCATTGATGGGGCTTTGAATTCTTTGGCACCGTAGAGCGTTACAACATCGGCGAACTTGCACATGTTGTACAGCTCGATAGCCGCTATCTGTAAAATCTTCTTCGCAGTTTTGAACGTATTCATCGTTTATCCCTTTCCCCTGTTCCTGTTGATAATGCTGGCAATTCCGTCGATATCATCTGGTATTTCTCCAGTTGCACCGCCTCGCTCGTTGCCCTTTTTTATAGGTTCAGGAGTTTTTGTTGTTCTTTTTTGTGTAGGCAAGGACAGTCTTGTGGAAATAACCCCAAGAGCTGCCGCCCGTGATAATGGATCAAGCTTTGAAATTCTCTCTGCCTGATCGAGATTGTGCGCCAGAAACCAAGCTACGTCTTCGGAGTTTTTGTTTTCAATACCCGAAGCGGTTATAGCCTCAACGACTTCCTGCCGGAACAAATCGCCCGGTACGCTGGTTACTACATCAGCAAAATTATCGTATTTGCCTGATCCGGCAGTCATCAACCCGGATACTTTTTCGTTGAACGTTTGAGATTCAAGAGCCTGCCTGTTGCTGGCATCTCTTGCCCTTTCTCCAGTTCTTTCCTTGGCTCTGAGCCGGTTGTAGTTCCATTCGCTCCGTGCATCGATATAGGAGTCCTCATCCTCAAAGTTTTCCCTTGATGGGGCCGCCCCTATTTCGCTGATTGTCTTTTCCTGCAACTTTTTGTTTGCAGTTTCCAGTTCCGCTCTGAGTCGCTCGGTTTCGCTTTTCAGTTCGTATTTCTGGCGGGTTGTTTTGTTCACCCTGTCTTTTACCCATTGCGGGGTATTTTCCGGCCAGGTGCCGTCCTTTTCGTGTTGCTGCTGTGCGTCCTCGACTTTCCCGGATTCTTCTCCGGTGGTACCGATTTCACCATTGTTTTCTTCTTCCCCGGATTGCACGGTATCATCCAAAACTCCTGAAATTGCATTGTCGTCGTCTTGGTAACAGATTCTGTCGTAAATTTTACGCATTGTTTTCCTCATTAAGAGTGTTTCCGCACTATGGCGTATTTGGTATAAAACCTAGATGCTGCAAGGCTTCAACGATGAGCTGTTTGGTCCTTTCATCCTGGTCTTGTACCGTTCCAGCTATTTCCTGCTGCCGTTTCGTGTTGATTAGTTTTTTTCCTTCGGCAGTCAGTGTTTTGTTAATTAAATCTACAGTTTTCTCTTCACTCGGCCCCTGCTCTTGTGGAGGTTGAGAGAGTTGCTTCATCTCTTCGGCCATGTCATCTGCTTCGAGGATGTCCAGGGTCTTAACGAGCCTTGGCGCTATGATGGCACCAAATTGAGGCAGAGCTGTTGCAAGTTGGGTCAGAACTTCAGCCGATTCCATCCTTTGCGTGGCGTATGGTTGGCCAACTGTGAGAACTGCATCAAATTTACCAACCGAAAGATCGTTAATGTATCTCTTTCCATCCGGAGCAGTGGGGTCTTTTACCGTTTGGTTGATGGTTTCCCATGCCTCCGATCCGTCATCGTTGAGGAGTCTTACCACGCGCTCGGAATCGTATACCTCAGGGATCATGTAGAGGAGGATCTTCGTACTGTATTTCATGGCGACGACAAGGTTATCCATGATATTAAAATTCATGGTGTCGCCCTGGAGCTTCCTGGAGTTTATCGCAACTCCGCTTGTCTCGTTCGACCGGTTGCCGAGAGATGCGTCATAAAAACCAGTTGTTGCCTTGATATCGTCTGCGGCAATCATCGCGCCATTGTTTGCGCCGGAATCAGAAATAGATCCGCTTTGGCGCATCGGTGGGGTAAGCCCTGGTACATCGTTGTATGGCAGATAAGGCAGCGGTGTTTTATGTGCTACATCCCAAATATGCTCAAGTCCCTTTATCTGAGCCTTGGAAATTATAAACGGCTGCTTGGGCGCCATTGACCTGGTCTCAACATCGGTGGAGCGATCCCAGTTGTACAGGCGGTTAGGCTCTTTTGCGTAGTGGATAGCAGACCTGAGCAGTTGCTTACCCTCTAACCACTGTTCATCACCCAAAACAGTAACTATCGGAATATATCGGCCTGGAACAGTTTCGGGACCGGAAAGTATTTCAACCCCGTTTGTTTTATACCACTCAACCTTGGGTATTTTGGTATCGCGCTCTTTGACAATCCTAAAATGCTCTTCTCCGGCCAGTAGATATTTCCCATCTTCGAGATCTACTTCGGTCTCCTCTCCGACGACTAAACCGTCTAAAACCTCAAACACTATCCACTCTTTGTCTTTGGTGTCTGTTCCCTTTACCGTCCTGCCGTCTTCGAGCAGGTAGAGTTTTTCTCTCTTATGGGAGATTCTGTAATATTCGGAAACTCTGATTGACTCTTTGGTTATCCAATGATTTTTTTCATCGCCGAGGCCAGACTCGACAATATCAGACAGTGCTTTGCTTTTTGGGTAATCTGTCTTGTACTCTTCGATGGGCACAGTATCGTCGATAAATGCCCATTTCATGTCGCTGCGGTCTTGTTTTTTTGCGGATGGATCAATATAAACAGCGAGAGGATTAACTATTCGCTCAATAAAAATATCCTGTTCTACCGACAACTCATCGCTATAGTCGTTGATTATTCGCCAATATCCCCA